TTAGCCATCTTAGCCAGCTCTCCGTCTTGCTGCATCTTAAGCAGCTCCATCTGAGCTTTAGCTTTAGCTTCTGGGTCAGGAAAGAACTTATCAACAAGTCGCATTCCTACATCAAGCAGTGCTCCTAATGGTATCATTCTTCTAACTCTATGCCTTTCTTGGATAATTTAGCACGAATAAAAGCTTCTCTGAATTCAGGGTCTCTCATCTTTTCCATGAGCATAATATTAGTAGCAACTTTTCGACCACGCTTAAGAGCTTGCTCTAATAAATATTTCTGCATTGCAGGAGGAGCGTTCTGATATCCTGCTGTCTCAATAACACGAGACGCTTGTGCCTCAGCAAACTGACTAGACAATGCCTGGTATCTGCTAATGTCTTCACCTTCTAAGTCTACACCACGTAGTGTTTTATTAGGTAGGTTATAATCTACTTTAGTTCTAGCAAGTTCTTCTTGTAAGGGAGTACGCTCTGTAGGAAATGTTTGTAATCCAGTGTACGCTGCTAAACCATATGACGGATTAGGTCTTTCACCGCCAATTAACATAGATTGAACTGGTAACTCTTGACGAGATGGGATAGGTAGTCCTAAACCAAAGTCAGGAATACGAGCTTGAACAGCTTCTCCAAAGTTAGTCACTACACGAGAATAAGGATCAGCAGAACGAGCAGGAGCTGCTATAATAGACGGCACAAGTAAACCAGCAAAGCTGTTAACAAAACTACCACCGTAACGCTCTGGATCGTGTACTGCTTGTAGCAAACCAGAGATCCCTTCTAAGTAGGTCTTAGATACAATGTTTTTAGTTACACCTGCTACGACATCGACAACAAGATCTTTCTCTTTATCTTTATCGTACGAAGGTTTAGATACATAGTCAGCCACTGCGTTAATACCGTCGACTGCAGATCCAACAATAGTCGCTAACGGTTCTACACGAGCGTATGAATACCATTTATCCCCTATTTTAATACTATATTCAGGAGTTTGAGTAGCAATCATTCTGTTTCTTTTTGCAGGATCTTTCGGATACGATCCAGTAATATTACCTTCAGCCACCTGCATTGCTAACGCACTTGTAATTCCTACTCCAATAGCAGTTCTAGCAAGTTTTACATCATTAGGTGCATTCTTTGGAAACATCCCTACTACAGGGACATACGACAAAGCATCCTTCATAATGTTGATAGGAGTCTTTACGAAGGGAATAACAGGGGCTACCCAAGGGTGAGCTGCTCGGAGAGCTAATAGTTTATTTCCAAAGCTTCCTAAGTCTGCTTGGAATGTAGCTTGTTTAGCAAAGTTACGTACATCGTCGATTAACTTAGTACGTAGGTTATCAGGTAGTCCCGCTAATTCAGGAGCTTTGAGGATATTATCTTTCCAGTCTGTTGACCTAGTATTTACAGTACGTAACGCATTGTATACAGTCTCTGGATCGCCATACTTACCAGTAGAAGCTAAGCGATAAGCTTGTGCATTGTACTCCATGCGACGGAAGATAGACTTGAAGAACTCATCAACACCCACGCTAACACGACTAGGAGTACGGACTACTTCTCCTAAAATCTTCTCAGCTTTGCTTGCACCTTCCTGAGCACCAATAGCACCACGAATCTCAGGCATTGCTGCATCGAGTGGTGAACCACGCAAGAATCCTTCCTTAGCAAAAAAGGCAGACTCTAGCGTGCCGTCCATTAATCCTCTAAACGCAGGAAGAACTTCTCCAATCTTCACAGCAGACATAGGGTTAATAGCCTGTAAGATACGCTCAGTACCTAGTAAGCCTACCTTAGCAATGCCAGAGAATGCGTTAACTGCAGTCGTAGCTAGACCAGAGATGTAAGAGTTTACTACGAACTCACCGAACTTATCTGCCCAGCCTGGCTGCTTAACTGCTTGTGTGGTTAAATCAGCAAGCGATTTATTTTTATCGAAGCTAGTACCAGGAGCAGCTTTAACTGCTGCAACAGCATCTCTTAATGCAAAGATGTCGGTTAGTTCTTTACCGCCTTTTTGTGTCAATCCTTTTAGAATCTCCTCAGTAGAACCTAAGACTTTCTTCTGAGCTTTAGCTGCTGCTAAGGCACGACCAATGTTAGATACGTTACCAATAGCGGAGAAGAGAATAGGTTTAACTTCGTCGAAGTCTTTCTTAAATACTGCAGCAATCTCTGCATCAGTCATACCAGCAGCACGACCATTCAAGAATAATTCATCGATGGAGTTAATAAGATCGACACCACGCTGCAGAGCAGGGATGTACGCATTGATTAGATCACGACCACCTAGTTCCTGTACTTTACGATTAAGCAAGAAGTTCACTGCGGAATCAGCAGGAATATTAATTGGTGTGGTGTCTAGCTCAGTAGCAATAGCTCCTTTGTTAGCTGCTACGAGACGAGTTAATAACTTCTCTGGGTCTTCTGCTTTGTATCCAGCCTTAAGGTATGCTTCTAAGTTCTGAGTACGAAGAGGATTGTCTGCACTGAACGCAGCAGTAAACCTAGACAGAGGAACATCAGTTAATCTGAAAGGAGCATCTGTGAATAAAGATCTGTAGTCACCTTGAGCAACCTCGTTGGTGAGTTTTGTAGCTAGTTCAGAATCTTCTAACTGCTGTAACAGAGGAACAATACTGTCTTGTAGTTCTACATTCTTAGCAGTAGTTGTTTGAGCAATCTCCTCAGCCAAGGGACTTAAAGGTCTGCTTTCTTGTACAGCACCTGTAGTTAAGCCAGTCTTAGTAGCTTGCAGTTCTTTCCCTGCTTGTTCTACAGCTCCTCGTCCTACTCGATTAATGATAGCACCCAGCGTACCACCAACAGCACCTCCTAAGGCAACACCAGCAGCAGACGAAGCAACACGACCTAAATCATCTTCTGTATATACAGGCTGTAAAGCACCAGCTACTCCACCACCAGCAGCCCCTCCAGCGACTAATCCTTTAGCTCCTTTAAACAACAACGAACCAGGGATTAAAGTAGAAGGGTTTACTAAGCCGCCAACAAGTGTGCCTAAGACACCTGACACAGGATTCTCTGCAGTCATTTGACGTACACGAGACTCTTCTGCTACTTGCTCAGCAGTTGGTTCTTGTCCTAATAACTGAGCAGCCCCTGTAATTTCAGAGCCTACAGCTTGTCTAGCAGCAGCTTTGAAGGTTTCAAAAGGAGTAGCATTAGTACGATTGAGATACTCAACAATATCTTTATCTGATAAACCAGCTTTACGAGCACCTTCTAAGTCGTACTCAGTGCCTTGTGCTAAGTAGTCTGCAATATCAGTAAAAGATAAGCCAGCTTTTCTAGCTCCTACGACATCATAAATAGCCATGTTACTCCTACTGAATAACTACCATGTTACCAAAGTTAGATCTTATTCTGTTTTGTAGATCAAGAATCCGTCGATTAATTTCTGCTTGATATGTAGGATCAGTTTGTAATCTTTGTATATTTGCCTGAGCATCTGCTTGAATTTGTTGATAGACAGGGTCTAAAGCAATGCGATATGTTCCAGTATTCTGATCATACGGTGTTGCTGGAGCAGCAGCCATAGGAGCAGGTGCTGGAGCAGCCGTAGCAGCAGGTGTTGCAGGAGCTGCAGCAGGAGTATTGCGTTTATCAAACGTAGCAGCACTTGGTTTTTCACCTGAAGGTTTAGCTCCTGGTTTATTTGCTCCGATTTGACTTAGTAGATCGCTCGTTACTACGACACGCTCGACTTGTTTACCTGTTTTAGAATCTGTGTAGACAATAGTACCGCCACCTTGATTATCAGGAATAACGGTCTTATCAAGCTTACCTGCATCAGCCCTAGCATTAAGCTCACGTACTCGTGCTTTTTCAGTATCTGTTTGAGCCAGAGTAAGTTCAATGCTAAGCAGATCTTTTTTACGCTTAGTATCAATATCCACTTGAATCTGACCACGCTGTTCAGCCAAACGATTAGCAAGTTCGTCATTGCCTGCAGAGCGAGCTTTAGCAATCTGCTCATCAAGAAGTCTAGGATTAGCTTTGTATACCTCAGTTTCCAAGGCAAGGTTTTTAAGTTCGTCGCCTTTAGCTTTAGTTGCTTCAGCCTGTACTCTACGTAGTTCCTGAGCAGCCATCATCGACTGCTGACCTAACCCAGCATCTGCAAAGCGAGTCTGTAGTTCTTTATAGAAAGACAGTGGATCATTAGGATCAGCAGCTTGCATAGCTTGGTTATAGATACCTTGAATACTTGTAAGCTTTTGCAAGACTGGGTTAGTAACTTCAAAGAAGTTCTGACCAGTTGCTACGTTACCAAGACCACGACCAAATAGATTACCTAACTGAGCTGCTAAGGCTTGCTGAGGAGGAAGAGCTTGGATACGAGATTGTTCAGCTTGAACAAGTTGTTGACGATATAACTCAGGATCTGCTCCGAGCATCGTCTGAGAATTACCTAATAGATAGTTTACATTCTGTCCCATGCTTGTTCCTCAATCAAATGTATAAAGACCAGTTGAAGTTCTTCCTGGTATTCCAAAAGCTCTGCCAGCTGCTCCGAAGTTAAAACCACCTTGGCTTCCACCAAATAACCCCCCAGCACCGCCTAATGCACCTCCAGAGGCTGCCATTGCACCTGCTCCGATTAAGCTACTAAGGAACTGAGATTGACGATTGAGTTCGTTCTGTCTACCAGCAAACTCTGTAGCTGCTGCTTGAGACATTCCTTGTCCGTATAGCTGAGCACCAGTAGTTTGACCAGGAACTTGAGCTTGTCCTAATTGTAATCCTAATTGGTATGGCATTTGACTTAGTTGTTCTACTTGACCAGACAGTCCTAAAGTAGTTTGTAGCGGAGAATACGCACCACTAATTAAACCAGTTTGTTGACCGAGTAAACCGCCAGCCTGACCAAAGAGACCAGCCCCTAAGCCAACATCTTGCATATAACGCTGTCTTGCTAAATCTTCTGCACTTGCCGTAGTACCGTAAGCTTGTTGTTGTAAGCCTAATCCTTGTAGGATATTCTGACGAGCTAACTGTTCTGCCTGTGTCTGAGCTGTTAGAGCTTGTCCACCAAGTTGCGTACCTAAACCAATATCTTGAGCTAAACGAGCACGAGCTATGTCAGTAGACTGAGCAGCTAATTGAGCGTCTTGCTGGGCTAATGCATTGTAGTAAGCTTGCATTTCAGGAGACGCAGGAGCACCGCCTGTACCAGTTTGAACTCCTAAGCCACCACGACCAGTAGCAAATAAACCTGATTGAATCCTAGAACGCTGAGCTTCTCTAGACGGTTGTAGTAGTGCTTGCTGTTGTTGTAGATATTGCTGAGCAGCAGCCGTAGGATCGTAAGATGTAGGAGTTACCTGAGCAGATAAATTACGCAATTGCTGAGCATATGCAGAAGCTTCAGGAGACGCTGTAGGTGTTAAACTAGGAGCAAAGCCAGCAGCAGCTTGACGATATTGTTGAGCTAGGTTTAAAGCCTCTGCTGAAGGAGCACGTTCAGTAGTGGTTGGAAGTAACCCTGCACCCAGACCAAATAATCGTTCTGCCCCAGCAGCTAGTGGAGCAGCTTGTAATTGTTGTTGTTCTGCTAAGCTTAAAGCTGTTCCAAAACGACCAAACAACCTATTCTGAAGATCTGATAGTTCTGCAGAAGGTGTATAAGACGCTGCTGAGATATATGGAATTCCAGTAGCAGGGTCGATCTCACGAGTAAACTGAGACGTACCAAACCTGGTAGTCATCCCCACTGGACGGAACGCTGCAGCAGCAGCCGACTCTCTAGCAGCTTGACGTTGCTGAGCAGCAGCTTCGCCAGCTCCTCCGTCGCCACCTCCACCGAATATGCTTCCTACTGCACTAACTACACTGCCCATGTTTTGCTCCTAATAAATATAGTGTATTTCTTTCCGTTTGCTTCTATAGGTTTTAAAAGATTCCATCCTGTTACTTTTCCAAACTTAGCAAGCTTAGTGTTTTCTTCTTCGACTAATGCTAATAAAGGAACATTAGTTAAGTGCTGCAATAAATCTAAATCTTCTATAAACTTCTTCTTTATTTCCTGCGACCATCTATTAACATCGGTATGAAACCATAAAGCACCCTCGTGTAGTTCTAAATGCATTATGTAGTCGTCTCTTAAGACTACTGGGACTTTCATCATGTCTTCATAATAAATGCCAACGCATAATACGGAGGCAAGTTTGTAAACGAAGCACCGCTACCAGTTGATCCAGAAGTACCAGTAACTGTTACAGTATGTGTGTGATTAGCAGAAATACCTGAAGTTGTACCGCTGTATGTATGTGTGTGATCTGCATCAGCATTACCTATAGAAATACCAGTAGTGGCTGCGTTTGTACTTGTAATTGATGTAGATTGAAACGCATCAGTGCGCCCTTGAGCACCTGAGTTAGTTTGTCCTTGTACCGAAGTAATACCATGCGAGTGTCCAGGATCTGAAACAGCGTGGCTGTGTGTTGCACTTTGTCCTGAAGTTGTTCCACTAAATGTATGAGTATGTCCTGCACTTTCTGTACCAGTTGTTCCTGAAGCAGATAAACTATGTGTATGTGCAGGAAGTTCATTGGCAGTTAAAGTACTTGTAGCAGAACCACCAGTAGCAGCAACAGCATAGGTTGAACCAGCACCGATAATAAATCGATTGCGTAAGTCAGGTGTTCCACTACTACCATCGCATAAAACCCAGCCTGAAGGGATTGTAGCTACTGAACCTGACCACATAACAATCACACCAGTTAAGGCTGTAGCAATCTGTGTCTGTACAAACGCAGTCGTAGCTAATTGTGTTGTGTTTGTACCTACTGTAGCTGTAGGAGCTGTAGGAGTCCCAGTTAAAGCAGGACTATTTAAGTCAGCTTTAGAAGAAATAGCAGAAGCTACCGCAGTTAATTCTGTATCAATCTCAGCACCTTTGATAATCTTACCCGAGTTACCAGAAGGTAGGCTGTCCTTAGCTGTAAAGTTAGTGGCTTTTACATAGTTACTCATACTAATGTTTTCCCTTGTTTAATTCCTACGTCAATCTTTTGAATAGATAGAGGATTACCATTGATGTCAGCTTCTAAACCTAGCTGCATAACTGTTCCTTGTCCACCCGCATTAACACTAAAACGATCTAAAACAATTCCTGAGCTATACTCAGCAATGTTATATTCTCCAATACCATATTCATAGACAGTTGCAGTATCTAAATTATATGTAGTTGCTTGATAGCCTTCGCTATAATCAAAACCCCACTTTACCGCTACTGATTGATTTGTTCCTCCGATAAGAACCCAGCCAATCTTCTTTAATATTTTTAAAGACGTAGCAGCATCAAAATCAAAGTAATTTGTATAATACTGTAGACGATAAACTGTTCCGTTATCTGAGTGTCCAAAGTATTTACCAATATAACCTGGTTTACCAATCAATAAATTTTTATCTTGGGTGACTACAAATGCTTTAGGTTCTATGCTATCCCAAATTGTAACTCTCATAGAGTTATCTTGCAACGCAGCTCTAGTATCAAAACAGTACACAAACTTGCTAGTTGGTAGCGTTAATAAATATATGGCATCACGCTCGTAATAAATACTTTTAATTTTAGTTAAATCTGTTTCAGAAGCTACAGCAGACATTAAATCATCACGAACATTCTTAGAGATATCTCTCATTGGTAGTGACTTCTCTTGGATTACTCGCTGTAAACTACGAACTCCTGCGTCTGATAAAAATAAAACATCTGTGCCTATGCTTTGAACTGAATCACGAGCAATACAACCTACATTAGTAATTACTTCTACTAGTGTTAAAGAAGCAGTATCTAGTGGATTAGCATAGATCGCTGTATTCCTCCGACCAAAGAATATAATATATCCGTTATGTGCTGCTGCAGCGACTACAGGATCTCCATTGGGGAGAACTTCTTGTAGGTTTAAATATCCAGCAGATCCGTTCTTAAAGTCTGTACCAGCTAATAAGTCACTGAAGTACACCGTCTGTGTATCTCCAGAGATTCCACCGCACCAAATTCTACCGTAAGCAGACAAGACCCAGCTTGGTGCGAATGTAGAAGTGCTGTGATTTGAAGGTAGCTTAGCATCATCTCCTACACGCTGGAATCCAAATGTACCGCTATCGTGAGCATCGAAAGCACCGCCAGATATAGGAAGCTCATGCCATACTAACATAGGATGACCAGTTTGTGCTAAGTAGACATGAGGCTGGAAATCACTTACATCGCCATACGACAGAGCAGCACCTTGCCAGTTATTAGCAGTGATAGTATATGTAGCGTTACCGCTGTTATCTGCATTACGTACTGTCTTAGTAGTCATCGTAGTTGTGCCTACGAATAACTTATTGTTACCAGCACTTAGTACTTCTGTCCCACCGCCAGTAACTACTTCAAATAAAAACTCTACTGGATTAGCAGCTCCTAGGTCAGTATTCACTGTAGTATTAAGAGCAGTCCATCCACGTCTCGCTCCAATACGACCATACTTATCAATCACACAGTTCTGAGCTTTTAATGCAAAGCCAGAAGACAGAGTAATACTAGACTCTTGTGTGTTTAATCCGTAAAAGCCAGGAGCAGCAATCGATGCTGTCTGTAGTTGACTAGCCATTTAAACAGCCAACCATTCTTGTTCTTCTAAGTAACGACCAGATTCCAAAGCAATAGCATCTGCTAAGCTCTGACGCATTAATTGGTATGTCTCTCCTGCTTGTACTCCACCGTCTTCACCACGCTCTGCTTGAGCTCTTGCTAGTGCTCCTAAGATAACTGGTTCATGTGGGACTAATAACACATCAGCGTTCACTGCTAAGGGTTCTTGTGGTTTAATAATGTTAAAGCGAATGTTATAAGAACCGTCAGGGATTGGGAATAAGTCTACTTGTGTATCTCCGTTGGAGTTAGTACCGTTAAAGTTGTAATACGCAGGAGATCCCTTCTGAGGAGTGGTCATTAAGAACTGCTGATCCATCCATTTTGTAGCAGCTAGTTCTACAAAGATATTCGAAGTATCGTTAATCACATCGATAACTCTGAATCGCTGACCAGATCCTACTAAGACATAGTTAAATACATCGGCAGTAGTCGTAGCACTTAACGTCTCAGTTAAAGCATTCCAGTTATAAGCATCTTCTACGACACGCTTAGAATCATTTACAAACCTAGCAATCAATTTTACATAGGCAGTATCAGAGACTGAGGAAGCCTCTGGTTCACGTAGCCTAATCAGTACGTCGTTTACGAGTTGGATATAGTTCATCGATGCCATAGTTATATATTATACCATAAAATTGGTTAAAAGTCAATACCCTACCACTTAACTTTATCTGCCCAGTACGCAGCAGATAGCTTACCTTTAGCGATATTCGCAGCATGGCGAGCTTTAAAGCTCTTCTGTCTAGCTTTCTCTCCTGGTGTCTTTGGATTTGCACCTGCTCCGCTTACACCTTGTTGACCAAAACGAATTAACTTCTCCGTATCCCCAGACTTAGCCAATACAGCATGAGATTTAGTAGGGTGATTAGGAGTACGCTTAGGTTTATTGTAACCTGAGAATGTTTCTTTACCCTTCTTAATCATTTCTTCTTAGCAGTTTTAGCTGCTTCCTTAAAATCTTTAGCCGTAGGAGCGCCTTTAGTACCGGGCTTACGCATCTTCTCGCCAGAACCAGCCTTGATCCTACGACGCTTTGCAGCGATATTGGCATAGAGTCCGGGCTTAGTAGCCACGCTTTGCTCCCATCTTCTTAGCTGGCTTAGACACTACTTTAGCGCCAGTTTTAGCAGCATACTGCTTAGCTTGTTTCTTACCCTTCATTGTGTAGGGAAACTTCTTGTCTTTGACCATTGGCATATTACTTTCCTTTCTTCTTGGGTTTAACTTTAGCAGTCTGTAAAGCGATTGCTACGGCTTGCTTCTGAGGACGACCTTCTTTGACTAGCTTAGAGATGTTCTTGCTAATCGTCTTCTGTGATTTACCTTTAGCGAGTGGCATAATAATCCTTATAGGTAGTTCTGTACTGTGCTGCGTTGCTCTAACTCTACAGTAATAATACAGGTACATGAAGACCCTGTCTCTGACTGTACTCTGATCTCATCACCTTCATCTAGGATTACTTCTGAGCCATCAAACTTTAAGAAGTTCTTAGCGGTGATAGCATATTCAAACACTACTTCAATCTCAGTGTT